AGAAACAAGTTTTGATGAAAACGGCGAGAGAGTAGAAACGCAACTTGCTTCGCCAGAAGCAGAAGGCGTTCAGTATGATCGCATGGTTCCGCTTCTTTTAATGCTTATGAAAGAACAGAAAGAGCAAATTGAAACACTACAGACCGAAGTAGCGGCACTTAAAGGAGCATAAAGAATGACAACAATTACATGGACAATTTCATCACTAGACTACGTAGTATCTAAAGACGGTCTAGATAACGTAGCCACAGTAGTTCATTGGCGCTGCACAGGCGAAGATGCAGACGGTAACGTAGGTTCAGCTTACGGCACCAAAGCTCTCCCTGACGCTTCTTCGGACGGCTTCATCCCTTGGGATAACATCACCGAGGAGACTGTATTAGGCTGGCTCGTAGCTGAGATGGCTACAAACAAGATGGACGACACGCCTACTGAGCAGGAGTCTGTAGAAGCCTCTATACAAGCTCAGATTGACGAGCAGGCTAACCCAACTCGTGGCTCTGGCGCTCTTTGGGCGGCTCCTGTAGCGGTCTAATGAAGACTCTAGCAGCCTTGGTACTCGTGTTACTCGCTGGATGCTCAGGCACACTACGAGAGAAATCTACGATCTGTTTAGGCTTCTGTTCGCACACTGAAGTTGAAACTGAGACGCAAACAAAGGACATTAGAAAATGAAAGCATTAACTTTTCTGTTAGCTTTAGTAGCTTTTAACGTGACAGCCGCAGAAATTTACTTAGCTGACGGTACTGTTATTGATTTGCCTGTAGGCTCCAAGGTTTACGTTGAAGAAAATACTGTATGGACGTTTACTAGGTTTAACGAAGGTGGCTTTGACTTGCGTCCGTTGACTCCTGTTGTAGAGGTTACAGAGGTCTGTGTAGACAATAGCCTCACCTTCGGCGGTAACTCGGCTGTCTGCGAAGAAGAAGTAATCGTAGAAGAAGAGTGCGATCCTTTCACCTTTGGCGGCTCTGGTGGTTGCTGACAGTGGAAGTCAGTGAGTTCAGAATAGAGCGTATGGAGAAGGCTTTAGACAAAGTGTGCGAGGCCGTTAGTCAGATTGCTGTAGTTGACGAAAGACTTTTATCGTTACTCAGCAGAATGGAACGATTTGAGAAACGTCTTGACGAGCAAGAAGACAAAGTTATTGAGTTATCAGAAGATGTTATTCTTAACTCTAAATTAATAAAGACTAGTGAAAGATTCTTTTGGATAGGTGTCAGTGCTGTGGCATCGTTTGTTGTTTACATGGTGCGCTAATGCTTGAGCTACTGGTCGGCCCAGTTACTTCTTTACTTGATAAGTTCATCCCGGACTCAGATGAAAGGAGCAGACTTGCCCATGAAATATCTACGATGGCTGAAAGACACGCTCAAGAGTTGGCTAAGGCCCAGATTGCGGTTAACAAAGAAGAAGCTAAAAGTTCTTCGCTCTTTGTGTCTGGCTGGCGTCCAGCGGTTGGGTGGGTCTGTGTTAGCGGAATGGCATTTAATTTTATCTGCGTCCCTCTTGGGAATTTTACCCTTACTCTATCTGGTGTGGATGTTTTTTTGCCAGCCTTGGATCTTAGTCAAATGATGCCAGTGCTTATGGGTATGTTGGGTTTAGGAGCCATGCGTTCCTTTGAGAAAGCCAAAGGCTGTGCGAGGGATAAATAATGTCTGAATCAGATTTTACATTTGGCGGGTCGTCTAATAAAGATAACACACCCCAACAAGAAGACAGCGGCACATATACAATGATTCTTCATCAAGAGACTGGCGATAACGCTGTAAGTCTTTTTGGTGCTACAGGTGAAGATACACAGGCTCTTAGCTGGTCACCTACTCAAGTTACAGAAAGCGACCTTAGAAGCATATACGGAGAAAGCAATAACCTTCAAAACGTCTTTGGATCTTTTGACAGATACATGGATTACATTGAAGAATCCTCTGACATGATTGAGGCGCAGGACTGGTTTTCTCAAGAAGGCATTGACCAGACTACAGCAGCGGAAGAGCAACAAGAAGAAGACGACTTAGCTTTTGGGCCGGGACAACAGACGCCAGAAGACGACACACAGCAGTCAGACGCTAACGCTCGTCAAGGTGCTTATGCTTCTTGGATGAACAGCGCAGAAAACCAAGCGTTAATGAACAAGTACGGAATCCCTACAGAAGAGTTTACTAACGAGAAAGGCGATAGATTCCGTTGGACAGGTACAGGATTTGCACGTACCTACAAGTTAGACAGGACAGACTTTGGCGATTACGTAGCAGCCGCAGGCGCTTCTGCGTTGATGTTAGCTGCTCCGCAACTTGCTGCTGCTTTAGTAAACACAGGAATGACGGCAGCTTCAGCAGGTGCTTTAGCAAGCGGCACGTTAAGTCTTGCAAGTCAAGCAGCTACTACAGGTAACGTAGATTTAGATACGGTTATTCAAGACGCTCTTAGCGGCGCTGCTGGTGGTCTGTTTGGAGATGCTAACGAAGTAACGTCTATTGGCGCTGGCGATATAGCTAATGCTATAAGGGACGCCATAAATGATGTATCTAACGGAGAGTTTGGCGGGGATTACGGAGACATTGTTTGGCAGGATGTAGACGTTACTGATGTACTTGGTGATCTTCAAATACAGATTCCAGATTATACAGTCACCGAAGAAACAGAAGAAGCCGCTGCTGCTGCTGAAGAAGCCGCTGCTGCTGAAGAGGCTGCTGAAGAAGATGTTGCTGAAGAAGAAACTGTTGAAGAAGAAACTGCTGCTGAAGAAGGCGAAGATGAGTTAGGGTTTGGCGGCGCTGCTACTACTAAAGACACTGAAGAAGAAGTTGAAGTTGAAGAAGAAGAAGAAGGTAGATTTGTCTATGAGGGCAATGGTGTTTTTAGAGACACGCAATCTGGAACGAACGATAGGTGGTTTATTCCAGACGTTGGCGACTTAGAAGTAGGCAGTACTGTAGGTGATGATTACTTAGAAAATAACAACGCCACAGTATATGAAGGCGAACTAGACGACGAAGAAATTGATGTATTTACAGACACTACGGACGAAGGCGAAGATGATTTTACATTCGGCGGTTCGACTACTAAAGACGCTGAAGAAGAAGTTGAAGTTGTAGAAGAAGAAGAAGAAGTTGTAGAAGAAGATCCTGAGACTGCTAAAGACGTTGCAGAGCAATTATTAAAAGATACTGCTAATGACGATACTGAAGGCGGCCTTACGTTTGGCGGTGCAGATACTAAAGACGCTGAAGAAGAAGTTGAAGTTGAAGAAGAAGAAGGCGAAGCTGACGGCACTGCTGACGACAAGGACGGCGAAACTGAATTAGACATAACGTTAGACGCAACCAAGGACGGCGAAGCTGACGGCATTGCTAACGACAAGGACGGCGAAGCTGACGGCACTGCTGACGACAAGGACGGTGAAGCTGACGGCACTGTTGACGACAAGGACGGCGAAGTTGAAGAAGACGGCTTAACCTTCGGTGGCGACTCTAATACTAAAGACGGTGAATCTGACGGCACTGCTGATGGTGACAAAGATGGTGAATCTGACGGCACTGCTGATGGTGACAAAGACGGTGAATCTGACGGCACTGCTGATGGTGACAAAGACGGTGACGGCGAAGAACAAGCAGAGTCTTTGTTTGGTTTAACTAAAGACGGCGGTGGCGGCGGTCTTGGAGGTGTTGGTACTTTTAAGCCTTTCATGGCAGGTATCTCTTACGAAGCGCCGACAGTGCAGAACATAATCCAATCACCTAATACAGATTATATGGCAGAACTAAACAAGATCATTAACAAGGGCATGTTAGTATGACATATTTAGAATTAGTAAACAACGTCCTTAGAAGGATACGAGAAGAAGAAGTTGCCAGCGTAAGCTCTACTACCTACAGCAAGATGATAGGGGACTTTGTTAACGACGCTAAAAAACTTGTAGAGACTTCTTGGGACTGGTCAGCTTTACGTACTACGTTAACGATTACAACTTCGGCAGACATATTTAACTATGTGCTTACAGGCAGTCAGAACCGTATTAAAGCATTGGATGTCATTAACGATACTTCTAACTTTTTTATGGAGTACCGTACTTCTAAGTGGTTTGACAATGAATACCTCAATCAAACTCCCGCGCGTGGAGCGCCACAGTTCTACACGTACAATGGTGTTGACTCCCAAGGTGATTCACAAATAGATGTATACCCAAAGCCTGACGGAGTTTACACGCTAAGATTTAACTGCGTCTTGCGTAACGATGACTTGTCAGCAAACACAGATAGCATGTTAATTCCAGCAATGCCTGTAATACATCTTGCAGTAGCCCTAGCAGCGCGTGAGAGAGGCGAGACAGGCGGTACATCAACACCTGAGTACTTTGCTATAGCCAACCAGTATCTGTCTGACGCTATCGCTCTGGACGCACAGAAGCACCCTTACGAAACTGATTGGTATTCATAATAGGAGCTAGTGTATGGCCCAGCCACTACAAAGTATTAACCTAGTTGCTCCTGCGTTTAAGGGTATCAACACTGAGGACTCGCCTTTAGCTCAAGACCCGTCGTTTGCAGATGTTGCAGATAACGCTGTCATTGATAAGCGCGGTCGGATTGCTGCGCGTGAAGGCTTGGACACGATAACAACAAATAAAACTGCACTAGGCACAGACTACATACATTCTATACATGAGTTTTTTGATGGCTCTGGTAACGAAAAGGTATTTAGTTTTGGTAACGATAAAATACTTTCTGGCACAACTACGCTAGTAGATGAAACGCCGGGAAGTTATACTATTGCTGAAAATAACTGGCGCTCTGTTAACTTTAATAATGCAGCGTACTTTTTCCAAAGGGGACAAGAGCCTCTTATCTATACACACGCTGGTGGTGTCCAGACTTTTGCTGCTTATACAGGCGGCGCAACACCTACGTACCTCTGGTGCAACGAAGCATTAGCGGCTTACGGTAGACTTTGGGTAACCGACAGCAACATAGACGCACAAGTTATATACTGGTCTGACTTGCTCATTGGTACAGATTTTACTGGAGGATCGTCAGGCTCTATAGATATTTCTAAGGCTTGGCCTGATGGTGCAGACAGTATTATAGGATTAGCTGCTCACAACAATCTTTTAATTATTTTTGGCAAGCACAGCATCGTTGTATACCAAGGCGCTGACTCGCCAGCTACTATGTCAATCGCTGACACAGTTCCGGGTGTTGGCTGTGTGTGTCGAAACTCTATACAGCACATCGGTACTGACGTTTTATTCTTGGACGACACGGGCCTTAGGAGCTTTGGTAGAACGATACAAGAGAAGTCAATGCCTATTAGCGATCTTAGCGGCAACGTCAAGACAGAATTCATTGAAACTATTGCCAATCGACAGGGACATGTAGCGACCATCTACTCACCAGACAATACGTTTTACCTTGTGTCGTTTGCCTCTAACAACCTTACGTACTGTTTTGATCTTAAAGGCACTACAGAAAACGGATCGTACAGAGTTACACGTTGGCCTAGTTCAGCTTTCTTTTCTTTTGAAGTCCTAAGAAACGGTCAGTTTTTGGTAGGTAATACTTTTGGATTGAGCGAATACTCAGGTTACTCTGACAACGGATCTTCTTATCGCTTTAGATACTATAGCCCCGGTCTGACCTTTGGTGATCCATCAAAGCTAAAGATTCTAAAGAAGCTTAGGCCCACTATCGTAGGCGCTAACTCAGCCACAGTGTTTATTAACTGGGCTTATGACTTTGAAACTTCGTACAGAACTCAAGAATATACAGTAGGCAACCAACAGCCAGCTTTCTATAATGTTAGCGAGTTTGCGGTTGGTGAGTTTACAGGCGGTACTTTAGTGTCTCGACGCGCTATTAATACGACAGGCGACGGCAGCGTGATCACCATAGGGCTTGAGTCAGACATCAACGGTTTTGCATTATCACTACAAGAAATTAACGTACTAGCATTAATAGGTAAAACACTATGAGCAACTATACCCCGACGACAGACTTTGCCGCTAAGGATTCTTTGCCTTCTGGAGACAGTGGCAAGATCATTCGTGGTACAGAGTTCAGCACAGAGTTTACTAACATAGCAACCGCAGTAGCGTCCAAGGCTAACACGGCAAGCCCTACGTTTACTGGAACTGTAACGATACCTGCCCTTACGTTTACGGGTACGTTAACGACAGGAACAATTGACGGAGGTAATTACTAATGAGCTTACAAGCATTTCTAACAAGTCTAGGCAAAGGCCTCGGCACTGCTGCTGGTAGCATAGGCACTTCAATTGTTGACAACGCAGGTAGTGTTGGTTTAGGCGCTGGCGGTTTACTGCTTGCTAAAGAAGCCTACGACAGGCTAGGCGACATAGGCGATCAAGCTCTTGTGGGTTCTCAAATTGAAGGGCCAGACGGTACGATGGTAAACGTGCCCGGAGCATTAGACATTGCACAGCTTGGTCTTGATCAGACACAGTTCCAGCCTTACGGTGTAACCTCATCTACTGGCAGTAAGTTTGGTTTCCAGCCTACCTATGATGCGCAAGGTACAATAACAGGATACGGTACTACGCAAACTCTGTCGCCTGAGGAGCAGGCGCTACAAGGTATGCTTATGGGGCAAGCAGGCACTACCTTAGGCGCTTCTCCGTATGGTCAAGCGGCTGGTAGAACAGCAGCAGAGCAAGCTTACGGTCTCGGTACTGGATTTATGGCTTCTGCTGGCATGCCTACAGCGGGTCGAGAAGCTGAAGTGTACGATAGAATACGCGCAGTCCAGCAGCCAGAGGAAGAACGTCAGCGCATGGCGCTAGAGGAGAGACTGTTTAACCAAGGACGCTCAGGTGTCTCTACTAACATGTACGGCGGTACGCCTGAGCAGCTTGCGATGGCTAAAGCGCAGGGTGAAGCACAGAACGCAGCGGCGTTATCTGCGATACAGCAGGGTCAAGCAGAGCAGATGCAGCAGGCCAAGCTTGGTCAAGCGTTTACAGGCATGGGTTCTCAGTTGTCTGCACAAGACTTGGCACTGTTAGGTGGACAGCAACAGCTAGGTTTGGGCGCGCTTGCAGGCTCTTACGTACCACAGGCTCAGTTGTTAGCAGCCATGCAAGGCAGTGAGCTTTACCCACAGCTACAGCAGAAGGGACAACTCTACGGTTCTGGCTTGTTTGGTGAAGCGGCTATGGGCGGGCTTGAAGCGCAGCTTGGCGCTGGTCTTGGGCAGGCTAACCTGATGGGACAGCTTGGTAGTGGTTTGTTAGGCGGCGCGTTTAAAATCTAAGGAGATTTAGTAATGGCTAAATTTGGACAGAGTTTTATACAATCCCTAACGAATCCGGGATACAGTCAAGGCATGTTTGAGCTTGGCAGCGCAATTGGTCAGGCTCCTGCTTTGGCTAAAGAGAAAAAGGCTAAACAAGGAATGTTGCAACTCGTTCAAGAGGCTTTGATCAGTAACGATCCTACTGTCATGGAGGACGCGGGTAAGAAGATATTTCAAACCGACCCAGATATGGGAGCACAGTTAATACAGGGAGCGCAGAAACTACGCACAACAGCGCAGGCGGGACGTACAAGTAGAGGTCTTCAGGGTGGCTTGACAGCAATACAAGCAGCGGCCACTAGAGGAGTTCCTCTTGCAGACTTGAAAGAAGCACAACAGTCTGTGATTAGCCTTGGCGGTACTCAAGACCAGATTTCTGATGCGTATAAGGCAGGCATTCCTGAGGCTGAAGAAGCTGATGACCTTTCGCTAACTACTTCTACTATTCTTATTGACAATGTTCCTACTGTAGTGCAGACAGCGACTAACAAAAAAACTGGGCAGATTGTCAGTCAAAACACTATCGGTACTACTGAGGGTAAAGGCAAAGGTGAAAGCAAGAAAGGCTTGACAGCTTTATTTGCAGAGCAAGGGGTAGAAGTTGACTTAGACACTGTTGATGGTATACGCGCAGCACGTAACGTCGCGCTTACAGATTTAAGTAACGCTTCACTTGCTGGTCTTTTAGACGACATGCTTGTTAGAAAGCTTCCCATGAACGCTGCTGATTCTGTGAAGATGGTGCGTGACTCTGATCCTGCCTTTGCACTTAACGAAGAGCTTGTTGAGAAAGCAGGACGATTTAAAATTCTTAGTGCTTTAGGCAAAGACGATGTAGCAGGCGTTGCAGCTTTGATTGAAAGAACTGTTACGTCAACAACAGAAAATGATCTACGCGCTGTTGCAGAGTTGGACAGATTTAGAGGGTCTAAAGACATTAAGCAGGCGCTTACAGACTGGGGACTTGGGCTTGCGGCAGGTAGGCTTTCTGAAGACACCATTAGTGAGTACACCCAAATTATGACAGGTCTTGAAACGCTCGCTAAAAACAGAATAAGCGACAGCATTGATAGGTTGTCAGTTGCAGCGGTAACAGAGAAAGAGCAGGCAGCTATAGATACCGCACGTAAGTACTTTGGTCTTGAGGACAGCGTGGAGATTATAAATCAATGACTGATAAAAAAACTTCAAGAGTAGACTTAGGCGACGGCAGTGTTTTAACTTTTGCACACCCTGATGATTGGTCTGATGCGAAGATTAAAGCGTACGCTAGGCTAAACAGAAGCAAGGCTACGTCTACAAAGTCTACCGACACACCTACAGACAATAAAGCAGACGCTGACGAGATCACTACAGTCGATTTAGCCAAGCTTGGCCTGTCTAGGTTTGCTGTTCAGTTTGTCCCTGATGTTTTTCTATACAGCCGCGACGAAACCAACGCGGCTCTGGAAAGATCAGTAGGTAAATCAGAAGGCTTGTTTGACACTGTTGGTTCAACGATGATGGAAGGCGAGGCAGAGAATCCCGGCGCTGTTAAGGAGAGAAAGGCTAGACAGATTGCTGGTGTGCCTGTAGACGCGGAGCTTGGTCTTGGGCAGGAAATCATAGCAGGCCTTTCTGATCCTCTTACGCTGGCGGGTACACCTATAAGAGCAGGCGTAACTAAGTTTTTGGCAGGCGCTGTCCCTGCTGTTACCTCTACAGTTGCAGGAACTACCGGAGGTGTTGTTGCTCCGCAGATAGTTAAAGAGTTAGGCGGCGGTGAGTTTGCTCAGGAAATGGCTGGCGCTGTTGCGGGCGGTGCTGCTGGCTTTGCTGCGGGTGCTGGCGTTACTCCGGTTGTCTCTACAGCAACTCGTGTAGGCGCTGAAGGATTTAAAAAGTTAACGAACGCACCTGAAGCTTTAGCGAATAGTCAGGTTAGGTCTGAGTTGAATCAAATTAAAAACACTACAAAGCCTGAAGAGGTTGCTAATTCGGTCAACGAACTGGCTAGGCTTAAAGAAGAGATACCCGATCTAGAGCTTGGCGGTATCTTAGCGACAATGTTAGACAACGCTCCTGCGCGTAACTGGATAAAAAAGACTTCAGCACAGAACAAGGCGTTTCAAAAGGAAGTCAACGATCTTGTTCAGCGCGAGACAGAAAAGCTAGCAGACAGGTTTGATGCTGTTGCTGGCATTGACCCTGCTGCGCCTGTGACTAGACAGGAAATTGAAGTCGTGTTTCAGAAAGAGTTTGACAAGCAGGAAACTATATCAAGAGACAGGATTGACCGACAAAAACAAAACATTGATAAGGTGTTAGCAGGTTTAACTACTAGGCTTACTGGAACAAAGGACGCTATTGACGTAGGCAGGACAGCTAACAAACTACTTGATAGAAAAGAATCAATGATCAGAAAGGAAGCTGACAAACTTTATGACGTTGTGAACAAGCGCGGTAAAAGTGTAAGGCTGACCGACAAGCAAGTGTTTGACGTTTGGAATAACTTTCGTAATGTACGCTTGCAAGATATGTTCGGCCCTCAGAGTAAGGTAGGGCAGCAGCTTGAGAAGCATTGGAAACCTACAGAGGTGGAAGACGCTGACGGAAACATGATGTTTGAGATGCCAAAAGTAACTGGCTCTGATCTTATCTCTTTAAAGAAGGCTGTCAACACTGAGATAACTAAACTGTCTAAGCGTAACCTGCGCGACGACATGCAAGCTAGCCAGACGCTTAACAAGCTCTATCAGACCAAAGAAATAATAAAGCAAACTATGGCAGACAAGGCGAAAACAGCGCCTACGTTTATTAAAGGCTTGCGTGACGCTGATGCGTTTTACTACAAAGAGCTTGGTCTTCCTATGCGCGCAGAAGGTATGCGGGATTTTACTGCAAAGCGTTTTGATAAAGGCGCTGCCGATGCTCTGATGAATTACCAGCAGGCTGAAGACTACGTTTCGTTTGTCGGTAAAGGCGGTGAGGCTGTGGTAAGACACGCTATAAGACTTAAAGCAGAGAAGGCTGGTGTAATCGGAGCAGATGGTAACATCAATCAGAGACAGCTTGACACGTTTGTTAGGCGCAATCAAAGATTGATACAGCGTTTTGGAATGGCGCAGGAGTTTGCGGACACGGCAGGCAGACTAAGAACCATAAGGAATACAGAGGCGCGGCACAATCAGGCCTTTAAGGAGCAAAGCACCAAAAACGCAGAAGGTTTCTTTAAAACAATATCCAACATGAAGCTTTCTAAAGTGGTTGCAGAGATGCAGTCTAACCCAGCAAAGCGTAAAAGCTACTTAGAAGAAATAAACAAGCTAAACGAAACTGAAAAAGCCTCTGTGTTGTCAGGGATACGTCAAGAGTTTTTGATGGGTTCTTACGGAAAGTCAGATTCAATGGCAGACATTGTAAAAAGAAACTCTGAATTTGTTGATGATGTGTTTGGTGCTGGGTACGCCAAGAACATACAGAGACTCGCAGCAATCAGTGACAAGCTAAAGAAGATAGATTCTGTGTTGCTTGATAGCATGTCAGGTTCGCCTGTGATGGACACAGTGCAGGAGTCAATAGGCGTTAGCATACCTGAGCTTGCGGGTACGTTTAGAAACCAGATACTGTCACCGCAACGTAAAGTTATTAACACAGTGGCGCGGTCAGCAATCACAAAAGGAAAGGATAAGTTTTACAGTAAGTCAGCGGAGGTGTTGCTTGATCCTGACGTTGTTGCAGAGCTTGCCAACCCCCCTACAAGCGAATTTGCTAAGGCTTGGAAGGGATCTAAAGAGGCTGCTGTGAAGGTGGGACAGTACTACGTAGAGGCATTACAAGGATCGTTAAATCTTTCTACCATTAAAGCGTTCACGGCAGCGACTGACGTAACCACTCCAGCGGAACAGGAAGAACTAAAAAGGGGAGCCGAAGCTCCCAAGTAGTGAACGTTAAAGTTCGCAGTTGTTACCAGTACAAGCCAGTTGCTGTGATCCTTCGGTCATGTCGCTGGCTTCTTCTATGTCCCAACTAAAGTCTTTCGGAAAGTCTTTGCATAACTTGTTATACGTTGACTTGTCGATAGCTTCATAGGGCGCTTGCTGGTAGTTGTGGTCACTGTACGGTAAGAAACTAATACCACTGATCTTATCGAACTTGTTGTACAGCCACTGTCCTACCTCTAAGAACTCATCGTCCCTGTAGTAACAGGTCATTGACGGCTTGTGCTCACACCAGTAGTCCTGATAGATTTCCCACAACTCTAGCTGTTCCATAGCGCCCATGTCTGACGCCAGCACAGCGCAGTCAGGAGCCTCCATAGGAAAGCTGAACACCTTAGTGTTGGGTGACATAACATCATCCTCCACAGGTACACCAGCAGCCTCCAGTACAGCACACAGCGGATCGTCAGAGGAACCTCGAACGCGCCTTATGTAGTGCCGTGAGAATCTGGGGTGAATGCCCGAAGCAGAATCCACAAGCTGACTAACAGTACCACTGGGCTTAACAGCAGTAATAGCAGTAGAAGCGTTAATCCCAAGTCGATCAGCGTGTGCCTTGTTCGTAGCCACAGCTTCTTCACGTAACGCCTTAAGCCACTTCTTAAGTTTGTCACTGTCTTCCCTCCCGGATAGTACAGGGTGATCCATGATACCAGTTAATGACACACCCAACAAAGCCTCCTCTTTTGTGTTAGTCTCCCATATCTTACGCAGGTACCTAAAGTTAGTTAGCGTAGCCTGAAGAGTTCCAAGGACAGTAGCGACACGTACCTTTCGTTTGAGGTCTGACAGCGTATCGGCTGGCCTGACAACAACTTCTGACAGGTTACAGAATTGATAGGGCCTGAGGATAATTTCACTGCATGGATTAGTTCCAAAATCATAGGTAGCATCTCGTCGCTCGTTCTTTGCAGCTTGCTTTTGACTTGCGACTCTAGAGAACATACCTCGTTCACCTGACCTTGACTCATATAAACTTGTCCACTCGTTTAGGAACGCCTCGAAGTCGGGCTTCTCTGTATAACATGCACTGTTGTTTGCTAGTCCACGCTGCGGATTGTCTATCCACCACTGTCCTGACTTGGCTCGTCGGATTCTGTCGTCTGTAAGGTTACTGAGACCGATAAGGGCACTTCGTCTGACCCCGCCCACGACAACGATCTGTGCAATCTTACAGCATACATCGTGGCACTCGACAGAACTGAGCTTGCGTCCAGCAGCGGCCCGAAAGATGTCAACGGTGAACCGGAACAGATCTTCAAGAGGCTCTGGCCCAGAAGCTCTACCTCCGAATGTCTTGAGGGGTGCACCCGAAGGCCGTACTCCAGATACGTCCCACTTTGGAACTTGACCACTATAGAGCATAGCGATGAGTTCCCGGTAAGCTTTGGCCCAGCCAATCTTTGAGTCTGATACGTGTATAACACTGTCGGTTTCATGGAAGTCCTCTGCTACCTCTGGCAACTTCTGAATGTACTGTCGTTCTACTGAGAATCCCGCACCTGTGCCACACATTAGAACGTACATCATTTCATCAAATGCTTTAGGGTGATCAATAGGCATGTAGCTACAGTTAAACCCTGCAACGTTGTCACGATCAAGAGCGTCACCCGCAGTCATCAACGCCCTCATCGAAGGCATTACCTCTAGGTTCTCAATGGCTTTACGCGCCTCCTTAGCGTCAGCCTCTGGTAGCTTGTCACCCCAGTAGTCCACGTATCTGCCTACGGTTTCTTGCCAAGTCTCACGGCGTTGCTTCTCTGGTATGTAACGTGCGTACCTTGACTTGTGTATGTACTGTTGATATGCGTCCATCTATTCTTCTCCTCCGTACCCTAAAGTCTCTAACATAATTGAGTGTGCTCCCATCGTTAACAGCATGTGTGCTGAATCTGGATAGCTGTCGTTACTGATAACCTGCATCACCTTATCATCGCTGAATACAACGATAGCTGTCTTAACGTCTATGCCTCCCTCTTCCATCTCATCTACTGCGTCAGCCAAAGACTGAAACAAGTCAGACGCCTTGACAGCCTCTTTGGTTTTACCGAACTCACCTTGAACTACCTTCATAAGAACTCTGCCACTAACCACGTTACGTTAAAGACAAGCAACACAATTATGAATGTGTAGTATATTGTCTGCTCTGTGTCATACTTGTTCATTGGTTATCCTCTATCAATGCATCAATCAACCTATTAAGATACCAGTCAGCCTTGCGTAGATCCTCAACAGGTTTTTCTTTGTAGTCGTAGCGCCATAGATACTTCATCACGTTACCCTTGAGATAACCGAAGTACTGATCAGCATCCATAGATGCACGTATAGCTTCGATGGCCTCAATCGCTCCTGTGTTGTAGTGATCTGGATTCTCTACAGGACACGGCTCCTTAGTCCAAGTCTTGACACCGTTGCGTACCACGTACTCGTCAGGCTCAAAGCCAGCAGGTGTGTCAGAGGGATGGTACAACTTAGCTGCTACTGTGTCCCATTCTCGTGGTGATGCTGAGTCTATTGAAAGGTTACGATTACTTTTAGTTGTCATCTACTTCGTCCTCCAATCCGTTAAACTTATCTATGTTAGTCTGTATCTTATCCTGAAACTTATCGACAAGATCGTAAGAGTTTATCTCAAGAACTTCAAGCAGTGTTATCTCATCTATGTTGTCTGCTATAAGCTCAAGCATCTCATCAAACGTCCGTGCCATACCGCCTCCGAAGGTACGTCATGCTGATAGGCATCTCGTCAAACGCACCGTTGTCTACTTCATTGAACATCCACAGCCCAGCCCAGCTACCGTTAGTTTGTGGGTTAAGATACTCTTCATCATGTTGGTAAAAGATACCGCCGAACAGGGCAGTCATACGTTTACCTGATGCGTCGCGATCAAAAGCAATATCCCTGTCTTGAACGTGACCCATCACACAACTCATGTGCTTCTTCTGTAGCAGTAGCTTCGCTGACGAAACAGGTCTGCCCATGACACCACTGGTGAAGTAGTGACAGTACGCTACACCATCAATGACCACAGGCTTTAGGTAGGGATGTACCTCCCAGCCCTTCAGCGCCAAGTCATCATAGCTCATCAGCCCTTCAAGCTTTGCGTCATTCTCTACTGCACGTTCGATGCGCTGCTCGTGGTTGCCCATCGTAAAGACTAGGCGTGGCTTCCATACTGTCTTCTTGTTACTGCGCAATCGTTTTTGCTCTGCCTTGATAGTGTCCATGAACGCAGCCATAGCCTTGTTGCCAGCCTGTACGTCCTCAGAGTAGCGCCGTCCCTCGAAGGACTTCTTACCTACGTCGTAACTGGAAAGGCTAGGCATATCCCAATGATCACCAAGGTGGATGATAACATCAGGCTTAGTAGCAACAGCGTACCGAGCGGCCCATCGAATATGTTCATAGTTGTCTCCCGGTTTTACTTGAGTGTCAGGTATGATTAAGTGTCTAGTCATTGCGTCCACTCCTTTGGTAAAGTCTTTGGAGTGTACCAATCAAATCCGTTGCGCTCTGCCCAGTCTGACATGCAGTAGTAGCTTCCGTCTTTGCGCTTGGTTGCTGCTGGCATTCTGTTGTTGGGGTTTTGGAACACGAATACCAACTCCTCCTCTGGCTTGAGAGCCTTCTTGACATCGACATATTTACGAGCCTCTGGTTTCTCACGGAATCTCCCTTTGGCTTCGATATAATATGTTATACCGTTGGCCTTGTAAGTGAAGTCAGGATGGTAATGTTTGTGTTGTACGTATGCAACGGCACAAGGGTGATACTCACATCCCTTAAGCTGCTGCGCTAAGTCCCATTCAAGCCACGAGTCGTAGCCCTTAGGAACATTATCTCTGGTTCGGCGCATTCCAGATCTCTCCTTCTTGACGGCGTAGGTACAGTAACCTTGCGTTCTCAATGACACGCTCTTCGTCGTCATACATTTCGACACACACATCATACATCTCACGTTCAGTTGTGCAGTCAGCCAGTGCTTTCTTAGCCTTGACTGGGCCTACACCCTTGATACCGATGATGTTATCTGCGCGGTCACCCGTTAGTATTTGTTCGTACAAGAAACGTACAGCATCTTCTTCGCTAACGTCGTAGAAACTCTGCTTGTTAGGGTTGAAGTGCTTGCCCGGAACCTGATCGAAGTCCTTGTCGATACTGACAATCAGTGAGTCGTCGTCGGCGGTAGCAGCAATGGCGATCAAGTCGTCTGCCTCTTCCTCTACGCTAACGATAGCAGCCCACTCGTCTATCAGGTACTGCCTAATGGCTCCAAGGTGCTCAGGCTTTGGCTTGTCTTTCCTGTTTGCTTTGTAGCCAGCAGTCACTGCGATGTTGTCTCGGAAGTTGCCCTTTCCCGTGAGGTATACACGGTACTCAGGCTCGTCCTCGATGAGGATGTACAAGTCGCTGATCAAGTCAGACAGATAAGCACCAGCACTATACGCCGCGTACTCCTCTCTGTCCTCCTGTGACTTGTACGCGCAGCGGTAGGCTACGATATCCCCATCGATATGAATCACAGTGCGTCAGCCTCGTCAACAGTATCGTCAACGTACTCGATCATCTTCGTGACCTTGCACTTGATCATGCTTGGGCTACGTCCTGTACCTACTGACCAGTCATAGTAACCAACAACACAGACTGCTTCACTGCCGTTAGCGATCATAACATCGGAGTCATACTCGACACCCTGATCATCTGTAACGCGCATCGGATTCTTACTCTTCATCGTAATGAAGTAATCCTTCTCGTCACCCTTGTTAGCAGCGGCGATACCCATGTCGTCCAGCGCAGCTACAGCTTTCTCGCTCAGGTTACCCAACACTATCTGGTACTTGTCACTAAACTTATTAAGCTTGTTGCGCTCAACCCAGTAGAGTGTACCTTTAAGTGTAAGTGGTTGTGGCTTATCCATAATGCTTTCCTTTTTAGTTAACTACCGTAATATTATACCATGTATTTTAACAGGTGTCAATGAGTTTCTGCCCATGTCTTACCTATTTTGTATTCACCATCCAAGGGACAGCGCAGTTCGAGTTGCTCTCCAGCTTCTACGATTGCTTCAACCAGTTTCCTCCCTACTTCTTCAGCGTGTTCTGGCGTAGTCTCTACCTGAAACTCATCGTGTACGTTCGCAACGAATCTGTGCGGTACGTTACAGAGTTTGTCTCCTGCAATTACTAACGCCTGTTTCATAATCACTGCACCGCATGACTGTAGCAGTGTATTTAGTGCAGCATGTTGGTGTCTAATCCAGACTCGTCGCCCATCAATTCCGGGTAGGCTTCCTTCTGAAGCAAGTGACTCAACCTTTCTGACCAGCCTCCCAAAAGCTGGCATGTTTCGTAGGTAAGAATCTCTAGCTCGCTTGCCAACCTTAGCATTTCCTCCGAGGATAGATCCAAGCTTTGAGTCTCCTGCTCCATACAAGAGAGCATAGGTAAAACGCTTTGCATCAGCTCTTGTTGCAAGTCCAGCAGCCTGTTGCGTTGCTGAGTGTACATCTCCGTCAAGTAATTCTCTGATGTATTCTTCATCTTTCATGTAGTGTGCAAGACAGCGCAGCTCCAGACTAGAAGCGTCAGCACCGACTAACACGTTACCCTCCTCAACTGTGAAGCATTCCCTGTACGTAGACTCAGACGGTATCTGTGCCATGTTGGGTTTGCTGTGTGTCATGCGCCCAGTAACAGCACCGCATGTGTTAACGTACCCGTGTATGCGCGATCCAGAAACTGCATCGACCCACGACTTGACCATTGCAATCCGCTTGGATAGTGTCAGGTACTCTAAGACCAGCACAGCTTCAGGGATGTGGCTGAGTTCCTTAAGGGTCGTCTCGTCCACCTTCGGCTTACCTGTCTCTGTGAACGTAGTCCATACTGCACCCTTCCCTTCAAGTCTGCTTGCAACCTGTTGTCTAGCTCCGGGATTAAATACCGTGACCTTATCCTTAAGACGCTTGCCTGTCTTGTCTGAGTACCGCTCCTCCACAATGGGCGGAAATATCTCTTGTAGTTCATGCTCAATCTCCTTCATTCGTTGCTCATGCTGCGCGTGTATCTCACAGCCCCTGTTGAAATCAAACGCAAACCCGTTAGCTATCTGGTCACTGATCATGAACGCAACTGAGTGCTCCAAGTCCTGACAGGCGTAGCTAAACTCTTTCTTCTTAAGCTTACCTGTTAGGTGCTTGTGTACATGCCACGTTGCACGACAGTCCTTCAGACAATACTCAACCATCTCTGGTGTTATGTCTCTGTCAAAGTCCTCAACCTTAAAGTCACCCTTGAGTTCCTCACCTGCACGTATGGCCCACTGCTTTAGTGAGTGACCGCCTTCAATGGCTGGGTCGAGCAGTCTACCCATGATCATCGTATCTTCAACGTCACCCTGCCACACGAAGTCCCAAACTTCTTCGAGCCTACGCAGATCGAATCCAATTAGGTTGTGACCAATCATAGTTGAGACACCAGTCAAGGCTGCCTTTAGTTGTGTAGCGTTGTAACACGCAATACTCTTCCCAGAGTTCGGGAGATACACACCTGCTAGATGTATCTTCGTCCAGTCCAGTGTCGTCTCTAAGTCTACAACTGCGTATGTCATTCTCTTGCTCCTGTTGTACAATCCATCGGCCCATGTTACTCATGTCGGAACCCTGTCTAGTTGGTCTATGCGTAAGTTATAACAATCAGCCCTAACAATAAAGCCATTGTCTCCGTCCTTGTCTCCCTTTCGTAATGATCTAGCTTCTTTGAAGTATTCTTCTTTTGACTTGTACCCTAAAACGTAAAGGCTTCCCTTCTTAATGTAGCGGCAGAATATGTAGCCGTCGCATTTCTGGTGAAGTGAAGTTTTTGCTATGCTGTTGTCGTAGTAAGTACGCGGAGGTACTGTAGTCTCCTTTGTTTTGATGTCTATATGTAGGCCATTGTGTGTTATGTCGAAGTCTTTGCACGGTGTGCGCTCCGCTCCTAAGTATTCTGATAACATGATTTCAGCCAAGAAACCTACAGCGTTGCCTCCTCCTTTTCTAATGCTGTTCCTTATAGCTCCCATTTGTTTTGCTTCCTTGAGAGCCTGTGTCTTTTGTTCTTGTGTCGGTGTTAGCTCTATTATATTACTCATTATAATACTCATCCAGTTCGTCAAACAAACTGCTGAACTCTGGTATGTCTGCTAATGTCCTGAGGTCAGCGCGATCAGAAAAGTTTACATCACCGCCAGCAGATAAGCAACTGCTACAGATGTCGATGAACTCGTCTGTGTTAGAGCAACGTATCGTGGCTTCGTAGTCTGTCAGTTCTATGTTGCAGGCTTTACATCTCATATTAACCTCCGCAGTATCCAGAATCGCAATCAACATCTATCAATTCTATCTGATTGCTGCTGCTTTTTCTATAGTTATTTGTACGTGCCCACTTAACAACATCTCTTATGTTGTCGTTGCCTAGCTTTGAGTTGGGGTTAAACCAAGCAGATCCCGTAGCCTTCTCAACTTTCTCTACCTTTAGTATGTCTTCTTCTGTCATCTCAGCTATGCCTGCTTTGCGTTGGTAGATACACGGGAAGCACTCTCTGCTACGGTGCGGAAGAAGCTCAAGCTCAGTGGCTTTGATCAGTGAGTCTCTGCGTTCTTCGTCGTACCGTACAAGCGGTGCCCATAGTGATCGGCCTCCGTGACCTTCGCTTTCTTCTGTATGTTCGGGAAACGTAGCGCGTCTTGCTGACTCCTCACGCCGCACCCCTATCAGAACCGTTGCCTCTTTGTCAGGATCGTGCTCGTCCATAAGCTCAAGGCTAGGCGCTATCTTTAGTTGTTGAGTACAGAACTGGCGTCGGAATGCTGGGGTTATCTGACGTTCTTCACACAGCTTATCCATTCCCATTGTCTTTGTTCGTACAAAACAAAATCCCATGTCGCCTGCTAGTTGATCTACTTCATCTATTCTTTTCTCCCAGTCTGAATGATGCCAGCCTGTGTCATTGTATACAACAAGCACATTCTTTAAGTGTCTGTCGTAGGCCCACTGCATTAAGGCAACGCTGTCGTTACCACATGATGTAAATAAAAAGTAATCGAATCTCACAATGCATTCTCCTCTTCTGTTAATCGTCCGGTGTCCTCGTTGTAGACTAGCCTACCTGCTGGCCCTGTCTTCCCGCTGAACCTGTTCTTCAGTACGCGTAGCTTGGTGGTGTTACGTTCTTCTTCGTCCTCTGCTTGGCTGTTACGCTCTGCTCCTATCACTGCATCGGATAGCTGTGCGATAGCGGCGCTGCCTCGTAGCATGCCGAGACTTGTAGCCGCACCATCCTCCAAAGACTTACCATCTGGACGCTTCAAGTGCGACACTAAAAGCAGGGTGATCCGCATCTCCTGAACAAACATACGTAGCTTGGTCATTATCATGTCGATTGCCTTGCGTTCATCCCCGTTCTGCTGGTCGGAAACCAGTATAGATAGGTGATCAAGTACAATGAACTGACAACCCAGACCCTTGACCATGTACCGCATGCGTCCCAGCACACGTTCGATCTCGTTACTTCCGAAGGCATCCCAAAAGAATACTCTGTTCTCGTAGTTGGTGGCGTGATACACCCTGTCAACCTCCTCCGGTGAGTAGTCACAGTCGGGTAAGTGTATAGGCTTGTTCATCTCTAGCCCTACAAGGCCACGTAACGTCCTCTCAGGCGTTTCTTCTAGGAACATAAGACCCATGCACCCGTCCTTGTCTTGCTTCAGCATGGCTACTACAAGCTCTCTGAGGATGGTTGACTTACCAAGGCCACTACCAGCACATAGCGTGACCAGTTCAGCAGGACGGATTCCGTATAACATGTTATCAAGTTGACGAAAGGGATAGGAAGTCAGGCCCCTGCGCAGTGGTACCTTGATAGCTGCAAGCAACTCACTCGGACGCACGATACCGTCAGGCGTAAACACTTCAGCATCCCACCACTGCTTGACAAACTCACTAGCCTTGCCGTTAAGCAGGTACTCGTTAGCATCCTTGCCGTCTGACATCTTCATTATCTTTGCCTTGTTACCGAACAGTTCTGCAACATCGTTCGCTGCCTTCTGTCCCGGCTCATCGCTGTCAAAGCAAATGATAACGTTCTCAAAGCTGTTGAGGTATTCAAACTGACTACGGCAATCCTTAATGGCAGCTTGTGCGCCGTTGCGTACACTAACAACAGGATACTTACTGCCGAACATTTGGTAAGCAGCCATGCAATCGTACTCGCCCTCAGTTATGGTGATGTAACGTCCACCTGCACTGAACAGTTGCTGCCCGAACAGTCTACCTTTAGTCCAGTCACCCTCCGTAACGAAACGTTTATCAGGGTAGCGCACCTTAGCTGCCACGGGTTCGTTGCCTTCATCGTAGTAACCAAACAACACACGATCACCATCAACAATAGCACTGTACTTTTCTGCTGTCTCCTTCTGTATACGTCGGTCAATGATTGCACTGTACTTACCTGTCAGTAGCTTGGCGTTGAACTGCTTCTTGGTTTCGGGGCGGTGCTCGTAGGTTACACCCTGCCAGTCAGCAGTGGGCTTGCCACGCTTACCGCATGAGAAACAGTACGATGATCCGTCCTCGTTAACGGTCAAGCATTTGTGATGTCCACAGTCGGGGCAACTTTGATGCGTCTTTGCAGTTGTCATAAGATCCTCTTTAAAGAGTCTTTAAAGTTAAAACTATAATAAGTTATATGATAATGTTTATCTTTAAAGTTTACTCTATAGTAATATTGTAGCATGTATTTTCCTTGGTGTCAAGCGTTGTCACTATACAGTGCAACCAAGATCCCAAGTATGTATCCAATGCCGCAGCCTAGCAGCAGGTTAAACAGTTCAGCTTCGTTCATCAGGGTTCTCCTGCTCTATGCCTGTACGGTACAGTGTGTTAGCGATACCATCAATCATGTTGTATGCGTTGTCATACGCTAACGCTACGCCGTAGGATACTGGGTCGCTGTTACTGCTCATGGTGTTGAGATCACGCAGGTGTTTAAGCTTGCGCTGTACATCTCGCAGTTTGTGGTACGTCTCTAGTTGGTTCATGCGAAATCCTCCAATGGTGGGTACGTCATTACTGTAACCTGCATAGTTACACGGTGTTCAAAGTCTGTATTCTCTAGTGCTTCACTGGTAGCGTAACTCATGGCCTCGCCTAACGATTCAAACACATCGTCTAGTAACCATGAAGGGTTTCTATCGTTCCTATATTCTACTTGATACTTCATTGTAAGTTCTCCTGTGGGTACGTCCAAGCTGCGTCGTCTGTGCTGACAGTTGTGCAGCCACTCATTAACATAACTAAAAGCAATGCTCTCATGGGTGCTCCTCCGCATTGTATTCATCTTCGGCTACATCTTCGATTTGCCGCTCAAGTTCGGGGTGTAGCTTGTCAACGCGCACCTGTTGACCGTCATAGTGCAAGTCTAAGATTACGATTTCGTCCTCGCTAACCTCAACCCATGCGGTCACTTCAATGTATCCGCTGTCCAATATCACTTCAACTTTCATGTGCATCTCTCCAAGTGTCGAATTGAATTGCAATCTCAAGCAGCGCAGCGCTCTGCTTATACGCAGTGTAGCGTCCCTCGTACCAGTGGTCTAGGCTACAGTCGCCCTTGAACCTACGCGATAACCAACACGCTCTTGCTGCCTCTCTACGCAGCTCAGTGTGTAGTTCTTTTGTTGATTTCATAGTGACTCTCCAGTTTTTAAAAGTTGATAACAAACTACGGTACGTTTTGAGCGTGCTTCTTTGAGTGCTGTCCAGTCTAGCACTACGCCGTCCTTGATAACGCTGACATGCCGTGAACTATATACGAGGTAGGTGCCGCTTGTCAAGCCCTTCTTCGGTAGGTTTTCTACGTACCCTTTCACCTTGACTTCTAGCATGTGATAGCCAGCGTCCTGTATGGCCTCGTTAAGTAGCAACCCTGACACACCGCGTCCACGCTTGCGGCGCAGTCTAGTATTGGCAACGTGCATGTTAGCGCCAGTGACTAGACAGTACGCCAGCGCAGTACAGAAACTGCGATCGCCTGCGTCTGTGAAGTCTTGATACAAACTTAAATAATCTGTGTACATTTGCTCTCCTAAATGTCAATGACAAAACCTGATTGATCTTTCTTTGCTGCGCCCTTCGCAGTCAAGCCTACAACTACACCTCGCTTGTCATAGAAGCGCATGTCGTGATCGTCGCCGCTGATTACCTCCCTGTCAAGGTATGATACGGGTAATTCTTTACGAAAGACTACCGCAATATTGTGACGCGAGTCCTTGACTTTCTGCGCGTACTTACTATTGGCTCCGCTATAGCTTACCGTCAAGTGATAATTGTCCGGCACTTTGCGGTTGGGTAGCTTTGTGTAGTCGTAGAATTGTATGTCAGGAAAGTCTGTGATGATGCCAGTGTTTTCCCATGCAATATCTGACGTACCATTGAGGCGCACCGCAGGTGACTTACCTTTTTTATAACATGTTACGTTTATCTTTGTGAGTTCGGCGCGCAGTTGTGCTAAGAAATCATCGGGGCTGTTTAGCCAGTAGTCCAGCTTGCGTTGCCGCGCAGCTTGTACACTGCTCATTGCGCCGCGTCCTGCCGTGTTTAGACAAGCCGCTTCGCACCCTGCTAGTTGTGACATTGGACACACTGCTCTGTCCGGTTTCATATACATAATGTAGCTGCGTATCCTGTCCGAATACTTTGCGTTCTTGCGTAGCTTTGCGTTGCTACTTTGCTCTGCTAATAATTTCATAATGTAATCCTCACTCGTAATCCCACATCTCACCATCCCAATAAACGTTGTAGCCTTCCTTGTGCAGCCACTGCCCGACCTCATTGGGTATAGCAAAGCACCCATCATAGTCGTAAATTCTACCGCCCTCAAGGAAAACACAACACGCATCGCGCTCGCCTCTGTTTACATGCTCAAAATAGATCTGCTCTTTTTTAATGTAAATGCCATAGTCTTTGTACGCTTCATCACATCCATATTTACTCATAACTTAAGCCCTCCAAGGGTACATTGATAAAAGGATACCGCCCCAAACTATAACCCATATTACTTGATCTGACATTCTGTTTCTCCTTATAAGAAATTATAACTTGTTACGTTTATTCGTCGTCGTCGTCACCGACATCATTGTACACTGCCAAACATTCTGGACATGCTACATCGGCAACGTTTGGATTGTCAAGCCACGTTCCAACGTGCGCGTACCTGTCACCTTCAACGTTGCGAGGCGCACCGCATACTGTTTCGCCAGCGTAGTATCCTGTCAATGTGATGTGTATCATTTTAGCCTCCGCTTTAATTCCATTGCAGCATAGTGAAACTCGTCCCAATACTGCCCCGTTTTTGGATTGTCTATTTTCTCGCCAGCCGTCGCCGCAGCGAATGCATCTGCGCGTATGTACTTTAAACTTTCTACCGATAGAGTTTTGAAACGTTCTATCGTGTCGCTGTGCCAGTTATTCATTTTGTTACTCCCATGCATAGTGCTTCAAGCTCTGCTATGCGATCGTTTAACATTTTGATAGCTGCCTTGTGCTCTGCTACCTTGCCAGCGGTGCGACACCTGATAGCGTATTCCCGAGCTGCTGCGATCCGCGCCCATGCTTCGTTTTCTTGTTCGTCTGTCATTTCAAGTCTCCCAGTTTATAACATGTTACGTTTATTCGTCTTTAAAGCCCGAGCAAGGAAAAGCGTTGGGCATGAAACCATATTGTGGTTCTTTAAAATCCCAATCGTTTATCTCGTCAAAGCCGTACAAAACCAACGCAGAGATAAGCCCTTTTGATTTTTCCCACACGACTAGATTATGTGTTTTTGGAATGTCACCTTGGTACTTTTCAATGTCAATAACGTACGCTTCCAATGCTTTATATTTCATTTCAATTCTCCGAGTTTATAACATGTTACAATTTTAACGTACCCAAACTAAATGGTTCAAGTGTTTATATTTGCGCTTACCTTTACGCACCTCGCGAGTCGCCGCCGTGCCGCGCCCTGATACACTGTTTCGGGGCTTAGAATAGTCCAACGATGCGCGTATGTATTCAATGTCTTTACGATTCATGATGTCACCTCAAAACATAACATGTTATGGAAAAGCTACCCCGTTATAGGGTAGCCGCTGCATCGGCTAACAGTACAGCTAATTGATGCAATTGTGAATCCGTCAATTCTGCGTTTGCAATATTCTTCGCAGTCTCTACCAGTATGTTATCGCCTTCGGATTCCGTCTCGGTCTTTGGCGCTTTTACCGTCCATTCAAAACCTTTTGTAGCCTTGAATGATAGCGCATAACCTTTCTGCGTCACCTTGTCGCGTGTCTTACCGTTTTTCATCGTCACTGTTTCAATGACAGCGCCGAAGCATTCTAGCATTCTAGACTCGCGGTTTATCGTAGATTTGAGAGTCTTTAGCGCGTTTACATTATCATCGGCGCTTAGTTCGATTACCGCTTCAACTAACAAGCTGTCTGTTTCATTGTGAAACGCTATCGTTTCTGCGTCTCGGTCGATTGTGAATTGCGCTGTCTCTAATACGTCTCGAACACAAGCGGCTAAAGTACCTGCAACGTTTGCAGCGTTTGCAATATCTGATTCGTACATAACAAGTTACCTTTTAGTGATTAAGTCGTTATTGACCATGTGTCTATATTGAACGAATCAATTCAGATTGTCTAATACTGTTTTGTTATAAGCTTATAACCGTTTAGTATATCAGGACAGAATCTGTTTAGCGCCTAACATATATTCAATGCAGTGTCTATACTGTATGGATATACAGTGTCTGTGTTGGGTCTATAGGGTACTACATAGACTCTCACACTCAACTGCATTGATTCTCATTAGCATCTGATAATGATTCTCATTAGTACTTGATAGTAGTGGCGTTAATGATTCTCATTAGTACTTGATAAGCGTAGTGATAATGATTCTGATTTGTATTCTCGTTCGCATTTGATAATGATTCTCATTAGCATTTAGACACCGGGGCAGGGGTATTGTAGTTGTGTTGGTTTATAGTACCTGCACAGACACAAAAAAGAGCTAAATTGAAACTCAACATGCAACGCAGAAAGCTAGATAACGTAAGGGTCTAAACAGAATCTGGAGTGCGCCTGTAAGGGACAGTACAGATCTGTGTAGTATTTACATTATAAAAGAAAAGACTTGACAAACACTGAAAAGTATGCTATAATATACTGTATAGATAAGTGATTAACTAAAGAGAAACTTGATCGCGCCGCTAATGCTTGACAACATATAGGAACTTGACCACATAAAAGCATTAAGGATAAACATATATAAATATAACTTTAATGCCTATATGCAGTCATGGGCTAATATGCAGTCATGGGACGGCGAAGTTTCTATATAGTTCTTATACGAGGATGTTGTAGTGTCAGAAAAACCCGGTAGTAGTCGTGGTCGTCCCAAAAAGTCAGAAGTAGAGGCTGTTAAGAAAGGAAACAGGCGGGCTGTTGGGCGTCCGAAGGGCGACGCTGGCATTATGAACGAGTATAAGGCCCGAATGTTAGCCTCACCGAAGTCCAGAAAGGTCTTAGATGCTATTTTTTCTGCGGCTTTGGACGATGATCACAAGAATCAAGCAGCGGCGTGGAAGCTGGTGATGGACAGAGTTGCACCAACCGCGCTATTTGAAAAAGAAGTCATTAAAGAAGGTGGAAGAAGCGCCATTCAGATTAACATTACAGGCGTGGGTTCTACCGAAGTGTCATCAGGTGACGTTATTGACGGAGATTCCGGTGAAGTACTTTAAGATTGAAGAGTTTGACTGTCAAGAGACAGGAGAAAACGAAATGCTGCCAGAGTTCCTGCACGTTTTAGACGATCTGAGAGACTTGTGCGGCTTTCCGTTTGTTATTACTAGCGGATACCGCAGCCCTAAGCACTCAATAGAGGCCGCTAAAACAACTCCGGGTACACATTCGCAAGGCATCGCAGTTGACATCAAGGTATCTTCTGGATCACAAAAGCATACCCTAGTCAGACACGCAATGGCCCTTGGATTTAGCGGCGTCGGCGTTGCTGATACCTTCGTACACGTAGACTTCCGCGACTCTACGCCTGTTATGTGGACATACTGATATGTTATATACGAAGAATGTAAACTTAACAGACACTTCTACGCAAACGCTTGTAACTATTCCTAGTGGCTACGTTGCCCACTGGACAATGGCGTTCATTTCTAATCTGCACAACGCCACTAACAGCATCGCTTTGTTTATTGATAAGACGCCTGACCCTGACGTTTACATATTTAACGGAACTAACGTACAATCTAAAGAATACTTGCTTATTGACGGAAACGCAGTGTTTGTGTTACAGGCTGGAGACGTTATCAAGGCATCAACAAGCGGATCAGGAAACATGGAAGTCGTTGTTACCTTCGATCTATTAGAAGCCCCTGCAACTTTTGTAAACTTTAACGGCGCATGACTGACGTTAACGTAGAACTTCTGGATTGGCAGAAGAAAGTCTTTAATGACCCTACACGTTTTAAGGTGGTGGCTGCTGGGCGGCGTACAGGCAAGTCCCGGCTGGCTGCGTGGATGTTAATAATCAATGCGTTGCAGGCAGAGCGCGGCCATGTCTTTTACGTTGCCCCTACGCAGGGACAAGCCCGTGACATTATGTGGCAGACGCTCCTAGAGCTTGGACACAGTGTAATTACAGGCTCACATATTAACAACCTACAACTTAAGTTAGTTAACGGTGCAACCATTACGCTTAAGGGTGCTGACCGTCCAGAGACTATGCGCGGTGTCAGCCTTAAGTTTCTTGTTATGGACGAATACGCAGACATGAAGCCTGACGTTTGGGAGCAAGTCCTTCGTCCAGCATTGGCAGACCAGAAAGGCCACGCAATGTTCATAGGAACTCCGATGGGCCGTAACCACTTCTACGAATTGTACAAGTATGCGGAGCTAGGCGATGATGAGACTTACTCAGCGTGGCATTTTACCAGCTACGATAACAACCTTCTCGACCCTAATGAAATTAACATCGCAAAGAAATCAATGTCAAGCTACGCCTTTCGTCAGGAGTTCATGGCGTCCTTTGAGGCGGTTGGCTCAGAGATGTTTAAAGAAGATTGGGTACGTTACGGCGAAGCCCCCGAAGCAGGAGACTACTACATAGCCATTGACTTGGCTGGTTTTGAGGAAGTAGGTAAGAAACGCACAAAGAGTTCTAAGCTAGATGAAACTGCAATCTCCGTAGTTAAAGTGGGTGACAACGGTGACTGGCATATAGAAAACATTATCTATGGACGTTGGACGTTAGACGAAACGGCAATGAAAATTTTTCAAGCCGTCAGAGATTACCAGCCAGTATCCGTAGGCATTGAACGTGGCATTGCAAAGCAGGCAGTAATGTCACCGTTAATGGATCTCCAAAGGAAGTACGGCAAGTATTTTAGAGTGGAGGAGTTGACGCACGGTAACAAAAAGAAAACCGATAGGATCATGTGGGCACTACAGGGTAGATTTGAAAACGGCATCATAAGTTTAAATAAGGGCGAATGGAACGCACGTTTCCTCGACCAGCTATTTCAGTTTCCCGACCCGCTAACTCACGATGATCTTGTTGATTCCCTAGCGTACATCGACCAGATGGCAACTGTACCGTATGGGATACACGACTTCATAGAAGATGAACTTGAAATCTTAGACATTGTAGCGGGATACTAATTATGAAAGATGACTTATACAGCCCTGATCCTTTACTCGTTCAAGAGTCCTTGGAAGAGTGGGTAATGACAAAATGCGAAGACTGGCGTGACAACTATCAGTCTAACTACGAAGAAAAGTTTGACGAGTACTACAGACTGTGGCGCGGCATTTGGGATCCAGCAGATACTGAGCGCAAGTCAGAACGCTCACGCATAATTAGTCCTGCCTTGCAGCAAGCTGTAGAGTCTAACGTTGCTGAGATGGAAGAGGCTACGTTTGGTCGTGGTAAGTGGTTTGACATTTCAGACGACATGAACGACAAAGAATCTCAGGACGTTCTGTATCTGCGTAACAAGCTTACTGAAGACTTTGAGAACACTAAAGTTCGTAAGGCTGTTGCAGAGTGTCTTATTAACGCGGCTGTATTCGGTACTGGCGTTGGCGAAATCATCATTGAAGAAATTAAAGAGATGGCTCCAGCTACCCAGCCGATTATGGATGGACAGCTTCAAGCAGTTGGTGTTAACATTACAGATCGTGTGGTTGTCAAGCTTAAACCTGTTATGCCACAGAACTTCTTAATTGATCCTGTGGCAACGTCCATTGAGGACGCTATGGGCGTCGCTGTGGACGAGTTTGTTGGAAGCCACCACGTAGAGCAGTTACAAGAGAACGGCGTCTACAGAGACGTATACGTAGGCACAGCAGCTTCTGACACTGACCTTGAACCTGATCAAGACATTACAGTCTACAGCGACGACAAAGTTCGACTGACAAAGTACTATGGACTTGTTCCTAAGCACATGTTAGAAGAAGCCACCGACGAGAAGATTGAAGGTGACGCAGGATACGTAGAGGCTGTTGTTGTTGTTGCTAACGGCGGTACGCTTTTAAAGGCTGAAGCAAACCCCTACATGATGCAAGACAGGCCCGTAGTTGCGTTTCCGTGGGATGTAGTGCCTTCTATGTTCTGGGGTCGTGGCGTTTGTGAGAAGGGCTATAACAGCCAGAAGGCTCTCGATACTGAGCTACGTGCGCGTATTGATGCATTGAGCCTCACAATTCATCCTATGCTTGCCATTGACGCCACTAAGTTTCCACGCGGGGCAAAGCCAGAGATACGTCCCGGCAAAACAATCTTGACTAATGGAGATCCTCGTGAAGTATTGCAACCGTTTAACTTCGGACAGGTCGGTCAAATTACGTTTGCCCAAGCAGCAAGCCTTCAACAAATGGTACAACAAGCTACCGGAGCAGTTGACTCGGCGGGACTCGCTGGCAACGTTAATGGTGAAGCTACTGCCGCTGGCATTTCTATGTCTCTCGGTGCTATTATTAAGCGCCATAAACGTACTCTGATAAACTTCCAGCAGTCATTCCTAATTCCGTTTGTTAAGAAAGCTGCATATCGTTACATGCAGTTCGATCCAGAAAACTATCCCGTTAAGGATTACAAGTTTAACGCAACCTCTACGCTGGGCATCATTGCTCGCGAGTATGAAGTTACACAGCTTGTACAACTCTTGCAGACCATGAAGCAGGATAGTCCCATCTATCCAGTCCTCATCCAAAGCATTATCGACAACATGAATTTGTCTAACCGCGAAGAACTGATCGCAGCTATGCAGCAAGCACAGCAGCCTAACCCAGAAGCACAGCAGGCAGCACAGCAAGCACAGCAGGCACAGTTAGCGTTACAGCAATCGCAGACGGCAGCACTGTCAGCACAGGCACAAGAGTCGCAGGCACGAGCACAAAAGTACTCTGTCGAAGCGCAGCTTGAGCCACAAGAGGTTGAGATTAAACGCATTGAGGCTGTTACACGTAACCTTGCAGCGGGTGATCAAGACGACAAAGAGTTTGAGCGTCGCTTAAAGGTAGCTCAAGCAATCACTAAAGACAAAGAAGTAGAGGCCAAGATAAATGTTAATGACCCAGCAAGACCTCAAGAACCTAATCGCCCAAGTCAACGAAGCGTTCAAAGGCCAGTTCAACCGCCTGTCGAACCTAGAAGAGAAGGTAGCCCGTTTGGAGGAGAGCCTCAATGAGCAAGGAAAAAGATCCACGACTAGCAAGAGCAGGGGTAAGCGGGTTCAACCAACCGAAGAGAACGCCTAAGCACCCAACAAAATCGCACGTAGTTGTAGCCAAGGAAGGCGACAAAGTTAAGACGATACGCTATGGACAGCAAGGTGTTAGCGGTGCAGGTAAAAATCCTACCACTGCTAAAGAGAAAGCAAGACGTAAATCTTTTAAGGCGCGTCATGCAAAAAACATAGCCAAAGGCAAAATGTCTGCGGCTTATTGGGCAAACAAATCTAAATGGTGATTAATGAGCTACGAAACCAAAGTTAAGGAAGCCATAGGGTACTGTCTAAAGCAAAACGGACTCAAGGGTAACGCAAGTGAGAAAGTTATTGTTATGTACTCAGGTGGTATGGACAGCGTAAGTTTACTTTGGAACCTTTTAGAACACACGGAGCACGATGTACACGTACACTCAATACACTTGCACAACAAAGAGGGACGTTACAAAGCGGAAGCACACGCAATCCTAAACAGTATACAGTACATGAAGGACAACCAAAGACCCTTTGAGTTTTCTTCGTCAGTGTATTCGTATATGGCTAAGGGTTGCGGCGGTCGCGACATGGCTTTGTATCTTTTTCAAGCGTCGCGTGTAGCAGCAGGAGAGGGACGCACATCAGCGGCTGTCTATACTGGTGACTACAACATGAGTAAGGTAGAGTCAGCAGAAGCTTACGGCATTCTGTCAGCGATGTCTACCGGAAAACGTTTTAGACCCGTGTGGGCTACGCCGTTTGATAACATGACTAAGACGCCCGTTGAGCGCAGTAAAGGCATTTACATGAGTATGCCTGAGCCTCTTAGGGAAATGTACTGGTCGTGCCGTAAACCCACTGAGGTTGGTGAAGGTTTTCTAACCTGCGGTGAGTGCCACGCTTGCAAAAGGCAAGCACACATGAAAGAAAGCTTAAAAACTTAGGAGGCTATTATGCCAATGGTAAACGGAAAAAAATACGCATACACAGAAGCGGGTAAAGCTAAGGCTAAGAAAGCCGCAGCCAAAACAGGAAAGAAGGTGAAACGTGCCAAAGGCAAAAAGTAAAAGCCCAAAGCCCTCTAACCCTGCGCTGTATTCCAGAGTCAAAGCAGAGGCTAAACGTAAGTTTGATGTTTGGCCTTCTGCGTATGCTTCAGGTTGGTTAACCAAAGAATACAAAAAGCGCGGAGGTAAGTACAGTGGCTAAACCAAAGGGTGGTCTGACCAAATGGTTCAAAGAAGACTGGGTTGACCTAAAGACAGGCAAGGAGTGTGGACGTAAATCTGCTAAAAATTCTAAGCGTCCATACCCTTCCTGCCGCCCTAAAGCTGTTGCGGCTAAGATGACAACGGCTGAAAAGGCTAAGTCTAAAGCTAAAAAGACTGGCCCAGCTAAAGTCAAACACGCAGTCACAGCATCCGGTAAACGCAGAAAGACTGGTAAAAATACCAAAAAGGCTTGACATTTGAGCAAAAGTATGGTATAATATATAGTGTATAGTAACTAATGAGACAACCAAAGGGCCTCTATGAAACCTGAAGATGAAACATATTATAATAATTACTTTGATATCTTTAACACAGATGGTTGGAAACAACTTCTAGAAGACTTTAAAAGTAATGCAATTATAATAAACTCAGTTGAAGCAACAAAAGATGTAGATGATATGTTTTTCCGTAAAGGACAACTTAACGTATTAGCACATCTAATAAACTTTGAAGCTATTACAACTAACAGCTTTGAAGACGCGCAGAACAACACAGAAGATGATTAAAGTATACGATTTTAAGTGTACCAATGGTCACTACTTTGAAGAATTTGTAGACGCTGACGCTACAACCAGTAGGTGCGGTTGTGGTGCTAACGCTACAAGGGTCGTTTCAGCAACGCCATGCGTACTTGAAGGTGCATCTGGGGACTTTCCCGGACGGCACATGAAGTGGGTACGAGAACATGAACAAGCTGGACGTAAATAAAACTCCACAACCGTTAGGCGGAGAAGGTTAATAATATGGGACGAGCACAACTCGTAGACGAGCGTTCGGAAGAAGAAGAAGTTAACGACAACGTAGATACACTAGAAGCACCAGAGGATACAATTGAGTCTCCTGAAGAGGAGGTAGCTCAAGAAGTCTTACCAGAGAAGTATCAGAACAAGTCCTTGCAAGAGGTTGTTCAGATGCACCAAGAGGCTGAGAAGCTCCTTGGTAAACAAAGCTCTGAAGTTGGTGAACTGCGTGGTGTTGTTGATGACTACATCCAGACACAACTCGCACAACAACAAGCACCTGTACAACAGCAAGAAGAAGACGATACTGACTTCTTTGTTGATCCAAAGACCGCAGTTAGCAGGGCAATTGAGAACCATCCTAGTATTAAGGAAGCTGAACAAGCTACCCAGCAATACAAAAAACAAACAGCTTTGGCACAACTTCAAAGCAAGCATCCAGACATGAACGATATTGTCAAAGATGCTAAGTTTGCTGAGTGGATTAAAAGCTCTAAAATCAGGACTCAATTGTTTGTACAAGCAGACCAACAGTATGATTACGACGCCGCTGATGAACTGTTCTCCCTCTGGAAAGAGAGAGCCTCTGTCGCACAACAGACAGTAGCAGTTGAGAAGCAAGCCCGTAAACAACAAGTTAAATCTGCAAGTACAGGCAACGCCCGAGGAACAGGTCAAACTCAACGTAAGAAACAATATCGTCGTGCTGATATTATTAAACTTATGAAGACCGACCCAGATCGTTATGCAGCTTTATCTGAAGAGATTTTCCAAGCGTATGCCGAGGGTCGTGTTAAGTAGCCTAATCTAAAGGAGATTTATAATGGCGACTCAAACTTATCCCGGTACAGTAGGCGGTGGCTCCATTGTCAATAAGACAGCCGCAGCAACATTCATCCCTGAAATCTGGAGCGACGAAGTAATTGCCGCATACCAGAAGAACCTGAAGATGTCACCTCTTGTAAAGAGAATGTCAATGACAGGTAAGAAGGGCGACAAGATCCATGTCCCTAAGCCTATCCGTGGCGCTGCATCTGCTAAAGTTGCTGACACCGCAGTTAACATTCAGGCGAACGTAGAGCAAGAATTGCAGATTGAAATCAATCGTCACTTCGAGTACTCGCGTTTTATTGAGGACATTGTAGAAGTACAGGCACTCAACAGCCTGCGACAGTTCTACACAGAAGACGCTGGTTACCAGTTGGCTCTGACGGTTGACACTGACCTGATGAACTGCGGTACTGGTTTTGGTGACGGAACGCTAGACCTCGCTGCTCCTACTGGCGCAGATTGGGCTAACAGCAACAGCTACTACTTTAACGCTGCTACTGGTCTGGATCTCTTTGTTGCTGGCACTACGGCAACTGGCGATAACTTTACTGACCTCGGTTTCCGTGAAGCTATCAAGATCCTTGACGACGCTAACGTACCAATGGAAGATCGTTGCTTGATCATCCCGCCTGCTGCTCGTAAGACAGTAATGGGAATTGAGCGTTACGTATCCAGCGACTTCCGTGATGACCGTACTGTTAAGTCTGGTCTGATTGGCAATGTCTACGGTGTTGACGTTTACGTATCTAGTAACTGTCCTACGCTTGAGACTAACGTCCGTGGCTGTATGTTCTTCCACAAGGATGCCATCATCCACGCCGAGCAGATGAACGTTCGTTCACAGACTCAGTACAAGCAAGAGTACTTGTCTACTCTGTACACCGCTGACACCCTCTATGGTGTTCAAGTGTATCGTCCTGAAGCTGGTTTAATCCTAGCTGTATTTGACGAGTAAGACCCTTAGCCCCTTCGGGGGCTTTTCCTTTTCTTGTTTGCTTTGGGGATAGCTTATGCCTATTTATAGGGGTGATGGAGGTTCAGGTGATTCGTCTACGGACGCCTATGCTTCACAGATTGCCCAGTACGCACAGACAGCTACCGAGAAAGCAAACGAAGCTTCGGCCAGTGCAACGGCGGCTGCTAATAGCGCCTCTGCTGCTGCTGGTTCGGAGTCTGGGGTAGCGGCCGATGCTGCTGCTGCCAACACAGCAAAACTTGCGGCTCAGGCTGCACAGGCTGCTGCCGAGACTGCTGAGACTGGTGCAGAGACAGCCGAGACTAATGCAGGCACACAGGCCACGGCTGCTGCTGGAAGCGCAACTGCTGCTGCGTCTAGCGCAACCTCTGCGGCTTCGTCGTCAGGTACGGCAGCTACCAGCGCATCACAGGCTGCTGCTGCGGCTGTATCGGCTAGTTCCAGCGCAACATCAGCAACATCAGCATCTTCGGCAGCTAGCTCTAGCGCAACCAATGCAGCTTCTAGCGCCACGGCTTCAGCTACCAGCGCAACTGCTGCGGCAACATCAGCGACTAACGCAGGTACGTCAGAAACAAACGCTGCTGCTAGCGCGGCTGCGGCACAAGCTGCACAGGAAGCTATTGATGGTTTGTACTTAGGCGCTCAGGCGTCTGATCCTACCGTTGATCTTAACGGTGACCCTGTTACCGCAGGCGACTGGTACTTCAACACAACGTCTAATTTAAGCAGAGTCTACAGCGGCTCATCTTGGGTTAATACAGCAAATGTCGGAACAGTTACTAGCGTAGGCGGCACAGGCACAGTCAATGGTGTAACGCTTACAGGCACAGTAACTTCTTCAGGTAACCTTACGTTAGGCGGTACGTTAGGAGGCATTACAGCCTCACAGCTTAACTCACAGAACATCAGTCAATGGACTAACGACAGTGGGTACACCACAAACACGGGTACAGTTACTCCGTCCAGCACAGATACGTTTACTAACAAGTCAGGCAACATTAGTCAGTGGACTAACAACAGTGGCTACATAACAGGCAATGAAACAATTACATTAACTGGAGCAATTACTGGCTCTGGTACTACTTCTATAGCAACCACACTGTCCACAGTTGACGGAGGCACATACTAAATGACTACTATTATTACTAAGAATGGCTCAGGTGCGCCCACAGCAGGGCAGTTATCTCAAGGTGAACTTGCGGTAGACTTAACTAACAAAGAACTGTACACCAAAGACTCTGGTGGTAATGTTATTAAAGTTGGAGCGCAAGGCGGCTCAACAGGAACTTTTACAGACCTGACTGCAACCTCAAGCTTCACGTCTCCCGGCATCGACGACAACGCTAACGCTACGGCTATCACGATTGATGCCAATGAGAATGTTGGTATTGGCGATACAAGTCCATCAGAGTCATTATCAGTAGATGGAAACATAACAGTAGAGTCTGCAATCTACCGCACAACAGTTGGTTCTGGCGGTATTCGGTTTGCTTCGTCAGGGAGCATGAGGCCAGTAAATACTGCTGGTGCGTCCACTGACTTGGCTCTTGATATTGGTGATCCGTCCTTTAGGTTTAACGATTTGCACCTAGGAGGCGATGCCCTTATTGATGGCAATGTTGGATACACCGGCAAGCTATTTAGCTCGAACGATACGACCACTCTGGGTGGGTTACAGCTTTACAGGAACCACTCAAGCGGAGACTGCTACCTGTTTGACACTACGCCAGTCCCTTTCTCTGGCGATATGATCTTCGGCACTACCAACACAGAGCGCATGCGTATCACCGCAGCAGGAGTCACACAGGTAACAGGCGGCTTCGAGGCTGCACAATCGGGGGCTGGTGCTAATGCGTTTGCTGCTGGACTTAACGCAGGACTTACGGGCCAAGCAGCTGGTGCCATCGCTGTTGGTGCCTCAGCGGGAGAAACTAGTCAGTCCCAGTTTGGGGTTGCTGTTGGAAATGCCGCAGGCTATACAAGTCAAGGTGCCAGTGCTATCGCTGTGGGCAACTCAGCAGGCCAGACAACGCAAGCCACGGGTGCTGTCGCTGTGGGCTTTGAGTCTGGTTTAACGACTCAGGGAGAGAGTGCTGTTGCAGTGGGCCGCAATTCTGGTCAGACCAGCCAAGGCGCTAATTCTGTCGCTGTCGGCAGAGATGCTGGCTTCACAGGCCAAGGCGCGCTGGCTACGGCTGTAGGCTATTATGCGGGTAAAGAGGCTCAAGGCACTGGTGCTGTCGCTGTCGGCAGAGAAGCAGGACAAACACGCCAAGGTGAAACCGCTATTGCTCTTGGATATGCGTCAGGCTACGCAGACCAAGGCGTTGACTCAATCGCCATCGGCAACCGAGCAGGCCAGTCAAACCAAGCCGCTAACGGCATCATTATTAACTCTAGTGGCGTGGCTAAGAACGTAACCGATGCCAACCACATATACCTGACTTCTGGCACCGCTAAATACCTGTACTACAATGGCACTAACACTTGGGAGTTCAGAGGCGGCAACGTAACGGTTCCTAATGACAACTTGCTGGTTGGTGTTACTACGTCGATAGGCGGTAGCTCAGAAGGTATTGAGCTTCGCGGGGACGCTGGTTACTTTAAGACAGCTCGGAATACTTCTGCTACGGCAGGTCATTGGGAGATATATAACTCCCTTGGCTTGGTCGGATCTGTGACAACCGCGTCTAACGCAACTTTCTTTAACTCGCTATCAGACGAACGCGCCAAGGAGAACATCGTAGACGCGCCTGCTGGCAACATCGACAGCATCAAGGTTCGTTCGTTCGACTGGAAGTCTGACGGTTCACACCAAGAGTATGGCTTTATTGCTCAAGAGCTTGAGACTGTAGCACCCTACGCTGTATCTAAGGGTGAGGCAGATGAGGACATGATGAGCGTGGACTACAGCAAGCTTGTACCCATGCTGGTCAAAGAGATTCAAGACTTAAAAGCCGAAGTAGCGGCACTCAAGGCGTGACACTTAATGGTGGGCGGGGGTCAACGCTAGTCCCTTCACTAGCGCCTCGCCTGCCACCAATCGAAGGGGATTATTATGAAACACCTATTACTATTACCGCTGTTCGTTCTAGGAGCTTGTACCAGTGTTGAGGACAAGGCGGCCTATCGACAGGCGCAGATTGACATGGTTCGCCAGCAGCAACAAAGCAAGCAAGCCATTGCCACCCAGCGGGAGCAAGCCGAAGCCGAGAAGTGG